TCCGTGCTGCCGATCCGCTTCAGCACGAAGGCGGGCCACGGCGTCGGGAAGTCCGGCCTTGTCGCGTGGCTGGTGGACTTCATCCAATCGACCCGGCCGCACAGCAAGGGCATCGTCACGGCCAACTCGTCGCCGCAGCTTGAGACCAAAACGTGGTCCGAGGTCGGCAAGTGGCACAAGCGCGGGCTGACGCAACGCTGGTTCAGGCTCTCGTCCAACCGGGGCGCGATGCGGCGCGTCCACCGGCAGCATCCGCAGACGTGGCGGTGCGACGCCATCCCCTGGCGGAAAGAGGTTCCCGAGGCGTTTGCCGGCCAGCACGCGGTGGACAGCACGTCGTATTACATCAACGACGAAGCCTCCGCGATTGATCGGGCGATCTTCGAGACGCAAGACGGCGGCCTGTCGGACGGCGAGCCAATGCAATTCCTGTTCGGCAACGCGACCCGGAACAGCGGATACTTCTACGAAACGCACATGAACACGGCGCTGATGCGCCTGTACAACCGGCGCACCGTGGACAGTCGAGACGCCGCGATCCCGAATAAGGAGAAGATCGCGCAGGACGTTGAGACATACGGCGAGGACAGCGACTATATCCGCGTGAAGATCCGGGGCGAGTTCCCGCGGCAGAGCACGGATCAGTTCATCTCATCCGACGTGGTGGCGGCGGCGCGGCGCAGGCCGGGGGCGTTCAACGCGACGGACCCGCTGATCTATGGCGTGGACATTGGGCATAAGGGCGTCGATGAAACAGTCATCTTCCGCAGACGCGGCAACGACGCCAAGTCCATGCCACCCATCATCATGCGCCCTAACGCCGACCGCAAGGATTGGCTTATGCACGTTGCTGGCAGGATTGCAGAACTTGCCCTCAAGGAAATGCCTGATGCTATCTTTATCGACGGCGGCGGCGTTGGCGCGGGCGTACCGGAACGTCTCGAACAGCTAAACGTCCCCAACGTCATGCCGATCCTGTTCGGCAGCAAGTCTCCCAATAGCATGTACATGAACCGCGGCTCGTATATGTACGGCTGTATGCGCGAGTGGCTGGAAGACAACGGCGCGATACCGGACGACGAAGTGCTGTCCATCCAGCTTACCACGCGCGAATACTTCTACCACGACGTGAAGAACGCCATCATGCTCGAAAGCAAGGATGACATGCGCGAGCGCGAGGGCACGGCCGGCGGCGGGCACGCCTCGCCGGATCGGGCGGACGGTCTGGCATTGACGTTTGCATTGCCGGTCGGCCCGCGCGATATTGCGCGCACCCGCGCCGAGATGCGTGGCGAAGGCTACAGCCAATCGGTTGACGCGATCTATCGGCCAGGGGTGGGTTAGGATGGGACGGTTTACGGATCAGACGATTGGCGGCCAGGGGCCGCAGGCTGGGGACAGCGTTCCGGCCGTCGTCGTTATGGGCGCGGACGGCAAGCCCGCCGGCGGATCACCGTCGAGCTACACCTTGCTGACGGCAGCTAGCGCCACCGGTCAGCCCGTGTCCGGCATCCGCGGCGGCGATTACGTCTGGCAGATCGAGGGCACCTGGGGCGGCGCGACGGCGACGCTCGAACGACGCGCCCTCGACGGCGTGAACTGGAAGACCGTTCGCAATCAGGCGAACACGGCCGACGCCAGCGCCACGGCCGACACTCAAATGGGGCTCGGCATCGGCCAAGGCGCGGAGATGCGGGTTCGCATCGCGGGCGCGACGGCCGGGACGACGAACCTCAACAGCGTTCTTTCGGGGCTCTCATAATGCCGGCGTCTCGCGCGCTCATCAACGGGTGGCCCCTGGTGGCCGGGCTGCTGTCGTCAACCGCCGCGCCCTCGATACCTCTCACGATCACTGGCGCGAACGCCACGGTAACGATTGGCGACACCGCGTCGTTCACGCCATCCATTGCCGGCGGTAAGCCTCCGTACAGCGTCACCGCTACCAACCTTGAACCGGGGCGCTCCATCGTAGACGCCGCGACCGGCCTAACAACCGGCGCTTACACTACGGCTGGCGGCTACAGCATCACCTACACCGCTACTGATAGCGCGGGCGCTACGGCCAGCTTTACGCGCGTCGTGACCGTCAATGCAGCTGGGGCAACGCTACCGGATGTCTCGCCCACCCTGGATTGGCGCCTCCCGATCACGCAGGCGACCTCCGCCGACAGCACGTTCAACAGCGCCCTGGTGGCGTCCAACAACACCAACAAGACGTGGCCCTCGCGCAGCTTGGCCATCGCCACTCACGTCATCCCGATCAAGGTCGATGCGGTCGCAGCGCCCGGCGCCCTGCTGAACTACCTCATCACCACGAACAACGGCTCGTTCACGATCACGGCCGAGGAGAGCTACGACAGCACCAACGGCACCGACGGAACTTGGGCGACCATCGCCTCGCCGACCTACAAGGCCGCTGGCCTGACGGCGACGAACAAGGGTCAGATGATCCGCCTCGCGTCCGGCGCGGCGCGCTGGGTCCGCCTCACCATCGTTATGAGTGGGGCGACCGGCGTTCTCTTCCTGAAGGCGCACCAGCGCCCCGCTACCGGGCGCGCATTCATCTACGGGCAGGTCGGTGCATCCAAGGAAAGCCTGGGGCTGCTGACCCGCGATCTTTGGCTCGAACTGACCAAGCAGTACCCGGGTGCCGACCCGGTGATCCTCGACTACTCGAACGGCGGCGTGACGGCTCCGACGATCAAGTCGAACCTCGACCTGCTGCTCTCGGAGATCCCCGAGGTTCGCTACGTCTACACGGGGCAGGTCGGCGGCAACGACGTAACGGCCAATCGGCCGTACTCGACGGCTTCGCAGTCTTCGAAGAATGACCTGACCACGAACTACAACGCCGTCATCGCAGCCATCAACAACGCTCCGAGTGTCTACGGCGGGTTTGTCACTCTGGATTACCGGAACTACAACTCGGCCCCGCTGGTCAACGGAACGCTCAATCAGGAGAACGGCTCGAAGCCATACAATGAAAACCTGTTCATACCTCTGATCCAGGCCGGCGCTCCTGACCAATACGATACTTCGCGCGGCGTCCCGTTCCTTCACCCTTATAGCTGCGCTGTCCAGAAGCCGTGGCTTATCTCCGATGATGGCAGCCACGAAACGACGGTCGGGTTCGCCGTGCTGCGGCGCGAGATCGTGCGGTCTTGGTTCGCGCGTCTGCTGTCCGGCTCGTACCCGGCCAAGCCGTTTGAAACCCTGCTCGTGGAGCGGGCCGAGGCTACCGGCAGCTATGTGGACAAGACGGCCGCCAGCAACGCCGTAGCGGCTTTGCCGGGCACGTCCTCGGTCAAGACTGCACTCACGAACCGACTGGCGGCGATCCCCGCGCCAAAGACCGACGTAATCCAAATCGCCTTCACGTCGAAGCCAACTCTGGCCACGCCGAACTGGAACCGCGTGCCAACCGCCAACGTGTCGGGCTCGGCCCTGTCGAGCCTTGTGGATGTGACCGGCGCGACGGTTGCGGGCGCGTCACTGGCTGTTACCTCGGGTTCGACCACGGTTGCCCTGACCGGGGGTAATCCGACCGGATACGACGACGGGACGCTGCCCGATGAGGTGCTTGACGGGTACGTTTCGTTCTCATCCGCAGGCTCAACGTGGTCGATGGATGTCACCGTTCCCGGCGCCTCCTACCGGGTCGAAACCATGTCCACCATCGCAGGGCAGTATACGACGCGCAGCTCCCTGGTCACGGTCAACGGGACCAGCAAGACCCGCAACCCGTCCGACAACATGGTCCTCGACGTGTTCGACGCGGTCACCCCGGTCGGGGGCAAGATCACCATCTCGTTCACCCCGGCATCCGGCTCGACCCGCGCCTATCTGAACGCGGTGCGGATCACGCGGCTGACCTGATCCTGTACAGACGTTGAGCAAGGTTCTCTAGTTTAGAGGCACGTCATGGCCTATACCGTCTCGCCCACACCTGAGAACGTTCCGCAGCCGGCGGTAGACATGCCGCCGGCCACTGCCCTCGACGGCAAGAAGGGCACGGATCAGCGATACGCCCTGGCCGACCACACGCACGCGAGCCTTGTGCAGCGGGCGGCGATCACGACGGCGGCGGACGGCACGGTGACGTGGGTCTATGCTCGGCCCATCACCTGCGCCAAGGATGCGGTTCCCGTGGTGCAGATCACGCCGGAGGACGGCGGGACGCCCATCGCCGGGCAGATCACGGGACGGGTGTTCACGACGAATGCGGACGGCAAGGACGAGCACACGGCGGTGAAGATCAAGGCGTTTCGATCCCGGCCGCTGCCGGCAACGCTGCTGGTGCTCGGCAACCTTGTGGCGTATGACGTTTTCGGCATCCCGGCGCAGGGCGTGAAGCTCAACGTCATCGCCGCGCCGCCCACGCAGTAGGAGAGCGGACATGTGTTTTTTCGGCGGCTCGAAGTCCACGCCCCCGCCCCCGCCCGTGCAGCCGCCGGCCCCCGTGCAGGTGACGGACACGGACGTGGTGCGCGCCCGCAACAATGAGAGCGACCGCCTGCGCGCCCTCCAAGGCTCGTCCTCGACCATGCTCACCGCGGGCAAGGACATGAGCGGCACTGCCACGGCCGGCAAGACAAAACTCGGGGAGTGATGCGGATGAACGACGACAGCGACGAGGCCCTGCGCCGTCAGCGGTGGGGCAGCTTCATCGGCAAGGCGCAGTACGTCAACGCCCTGGTCGCGGGGCACGTCCTCGCCATCCTGCCGGCCGTCTTCGGGTTCCAGCTTTGGACCTACGGCTACCGGCTGCCGGAGTGGCGCGACGGCTGGCACGACACGTTCGGCGTCCTGTGCGTGCTGTCGTGCTTCGCCGCGTGGGTCTGCATTCTGTCCGCCTTCCTCGCGTAGGATCTCGCCCGCATGGTCACGGTCAAGCCGGAGGGCGCGGAGCCGCTGTCGAAGCTGCCCCGCCCCGATTATGTGCTTCACGAGATGAAGCGCACGCCGTTCCAGCGCCGGCTTGAAGCCCTGCGCGCACAGCGCACGTTCTACGATACCGAGATGAGCAGCATCGCGCGGTTCATCCGGCCGCGCCGCTGGAAGCGCGGGACCGACAAGCCCGGCCAGGGCGAGAACGGTCGCATGGCGTCGGACATCATCAACACGACGGGCGTCATCGCCTCGCGCACGCTCAAGAGCGGGATGCAGTCTGGTGTGTCCTCGCCGGCCCGCCCCTGGTTCAAGCTCACGACACCGGGCGATCCTGAGCTTGCCGAACACGGTGAGGTCAAGCAATACCTGACGACGGTCGCGCGGATCATGGCGACCGTGTTCGCGCGCTCGAATATCTACAACTCGCTGCATCAGGAATACGGCGACCTTGGAGACTTCGGCACGTCGTGCATGATGATTGATGAGAACTTCCGCGACGTGATCCGGTGTCACGTCTATTCGCCGGGGACGTACTATCTCGCGGCGGACGGCGAGGGGAAAATCTCGACGGTCTATCGCGAGTTTCCCATGACAGTCCTCGCCATGATGCAGAAGTGGGGCGACCGCTGCTCGGAACAGGTGAAGACGCTCTACAACTCCGGCAGCACGGAAGCGTATATCGACATTGTGGAGGCCATCGAACCGAACATGGATCAGGTCCGCGGCGAGCCCGGCGTGCGCGGGATGCCGTTCGTCCGCGTGTATTTCGAGAAGGGCGCGAACAGCGAG